CGGTATAAGTTGTTTTACTATATTGAGGGAGGTCCTCATCTTTTAATTTATTCCCAAACGGATCATAACTCATATAACTCTTTTTTCCATTAAATATTTACCAATTGCTTCTAATCTATCATCAGCATCCGCTAACATAGATAATGCTTCCTCAGCATTTCTATAAAAATCTTCTGTTGAATGATCTCCAATTCCTGCTGGGTGGTTTTCTAGTAATTCTAGGGTTAGTAATGCTTTCGATTTATCAGCGATTGCTGAGGTTTTTAGCATATCTACTAATTTACTCATAACTCTGCTTTTTTAATTAGCTTTTCTGTTTCTTTATCTTCTACTCCCATCTTCCAAAGAATATTTCTTATGCCGTGTTCTTGTAAAATATCTATATATTCATCAGCTTCACCTAAACTACATTCAAGATATTCAGCAATATATTCAGCTAATTCTTTATAATTTCTCTTGTTTTCGTTTTTTACATATTTGAGATAAACTTTTTTCTTTGGAATCATTTCTCGGTAAATGGTATAAATTTGTTTCTTACTTTGTGGATTAACCTTTTGAACATAATTTACAATATCTATGTAATTTATATCCATAGATAAATATCTATGTATCATGTAAGAATTAAAGTTATCCCATGATTCCTGTGAAAAATCTTCAGGAGAGGATTTATAAAGAGTTATCTCATTCAGCCACTGAAATATTGTTTTGACTTGCTTCATCTCTTAGTTCTGGTGGGAGTGTGTCTTGAAGGATTTCACCGCTTTCTGGGTTGTAAAATACCGGGATTGGCATATAAGCATCTTCAGAGGTGCCTGTTACAAACTTAGAGACTTTACGGATTAAAAATCCTTGAGCCCATACTTTTCCGTTTTTGTGTTCTACCGACTCTGTATTTTTAAGGTCAATATTCACATTCATTTGGGGTTGTTGTTCCATAATTTATGTTTATTTAATTTCTATTAGTTTATACTTCTTACCATCAATCTCTACTACTTTACCTTCACATGATTTAGGTCTATTGTCTACAATAAACCCATCAGAGGATTCATAGTAGATTTGATTTCCATTGGAATCGTATTCTCTTTTACTCCACCCCCCATGAGAGCTTTCACAGTAGATTACATTTCCATTGGAATCGCATTCTATTCTATTCCAATTCCCATCAGAGGTTTCAGAGTAGATTTGATTTCCATTGGAATCGTATTCACTTTTAATCCAATAACCATGAGAGTTTTCAAAGTAGATTTCATTTCCATTCTTGTCTTTGATTTCAAATGGAAATTCTTTGACGTTTAATTGTTGTGCTATTGTTTTCATAACTCAATTATATAGGATTTACTGTTTCTATTTCTCGGCATACATAAAGCATACCATTATGTCTGAAAACATGGGTACAATTCCATAGTTTTTTTAAAAGTGTAGAGTCCCATTTTTCATTATCCTTTAATTTACGATAAACTTGAAATAAGTTATCCTGGGTTGATATGGTTTCAAGATTTATCATTTTAGTTCTATAAGACGAGCAATTAATGCTAAACAGTTGATCTCTTTATCAATACGGAAATTAGACTGATAACTATACTCATTAATATAGATAGCAACCATTCCTTCCTTTCCATCTGCGTATACAGAAGCATTGTCATACAAATAACGGTAAAGTTCTTCAAAATCTTGAACGTTTGCGTTAGCGATAATTTGTCTAATATTCCTCCAATTCGGTTTAGTATTCTTTAATTCTTTAATTACTTGAACCATATAATTAGATGATACAAGTATTGATTTATCGATTACAAGTTTTTGATCTTGGGTTGATAATTGAATTGTATTAAGACACTTACGTAAATCTGGGTAGTATTGATTTACAATTGTTTTTAGGTCTTCACGTTCAAATAAAACATCTTCTTGCTCCATAATACCAGCAATATGAGCTGCTACTTCCCCTTTAGAAGGAGGTATTACTTTAAGTACTTGACAACGAGATTGAAGTGGGTCAATAATACGTTCAACGTAATTACACGTCATAATAAAACGAGTAGTACGTGAGAATGTCTCAATTACATTTCGAAGAGAAGCCTGTGCTTGAATTGTAAGAAAATCAGCCTCATCTAAAATAACTACTTTAAGTGATTTGAAAGAAGCTGTGCTAGCAAATCCTGATACTTTATCTCTAATGGTTTCAATACCTCTTTCATCTGAGGCGTTGATATAAAGATAATCACAGTTAAGATTATTTACAATAAGCTTTGCTAGTGTAGTTTTTCCTGTACCCGCAGGGCCATAGAAAATAAGATTTTGAATATCGTTTTGATCTAGATATTGTTGAATAGTTTTTTTAATATGCTCATTACCAACATATTCATCTAATTCTTTAGAACGATATTTTTCTACTAGTAAAGTGTGCTCTTTAGTAGTCACCATAAATATTAAATTTCTTAGGTGGTTCTGGTTTTATTTCTACCTCTTCTGTGCGTATAACATACAACTTACTATCCAAGGGAGCAAGTCTAAATTCAGCTTTTTCACCTGATTTTTGGAACCAGGCTTCTAAAGCTTCAGTAAGAGATTTATGTACAATCTTATCACCAACAAGCACCCAACGATCCCCAGGTGCTTGTCTTTCGGCAATAAGTTCAAGATGTTCTTGCTTTTTTACTCTCATTACATCATCCCATTCATCATACCTGCCATAGGATCTGTTTCTTCTTTGTTATCAGGATCTTCTACTACTACACATTCTGTAAGTAGGACAGTTCCTGCTACTGAAGCCGCGCTTTCAAGAGCAGTTCGAGTTACTTTTGCGGGGTCGATAATACCTGATTCTTTCATATCAACCATAGATTCAGTTTTAAGGTCATAACCTACCCAAACATCCATATTAACCTGAGATTCGGTACTTAAAGTATTAGCAATTATTAGACTAGATACCTCTGGGTGGCCAGCATTGGTTAGAATTTGGCTAAATGGTTTACCACAAGCTTGATATACAATTTGGGAACCAATATTATCTACTTCTTTAACTCCTTCACGAGCATAAAGTAGGGCGGCACCACCACCAGGGACAATTCCTTCTTCAATAGCGGCTTTTGTTGCTTGAAGGGCATCGTCTACACGATCCTTCTTTTCTTTCATTTCGGTTTCTGTGAGTCCACCAACGTGGATTATTCCCACTCCCCCGACGAATTTCGCAAGTCTTTCTTGGAGCTTCTCAACTTCGAACGGCGTTGTTGCTTGTTCGATTTGTTGCTGTAGCGCTTCAATACGTGCTTCAATTCGTCCTGATTCTCCTTTTCCATCTACAATTGTAGTTGATTCTTTGTTTACATTAATTGTTCTTGCTTCTCCAAACCAATCCCAAGAGAATTTCTCAAGTTTCATTCCTTTTTCCTTGCTAAATACCTCTCCACCGGTTAGGACAGCAATGTCTTCCAAAATTAATTTGCGTCGTTCTCCAAATTCAGGAGCTTTAACGGCACAAACAGCTAAAGTTCCACGCATCTTGTTTACAACAAGTGTTGCGAGTGCTTCATTATCAATGTCTTCGGCAATGATAAGAAGAGATCGTCCGGTTCCTGATACTCCTTCCAATACAGGAAGAAGATCTTTTACCTTCGTAAAACGTTCATCAGCAATTAAAATGTATGGTTTATCCAATACTGCTGACATTGTAGAGTTATTCGTAACAAAATAAGGTGATTTGTAACCTCGATTAAATTGAATCCCTTCTACTGTTTCTAAATATGTGTCTCCTGATTTAGATTCCTCAATTGTTACAACTCCTTCACGCCCTACTTTTTGCATTGCGGTAGCAATCATTTTTCCTATTTCAGGATCATTATTTGCTGAAAGGGTAGCAATTTGTTCTAGTTGTTCTTCTGATGAAATATCTTCAGAATTTTCACGGAGAAGTTCTACTATCTGGGAGACTGCTTTATCAATTCCTCTTTTAATTTCTACTGCGTTAGCACCATTATTAAGGTGAGAAAGACCTGCTTTTACCATCTCACGAGCTAACAATGTAGAAGTTGTAGTACCATCTCCGGCTTGATCAGCTGTTTTAATAGCAGCTTGTTTTACCATTGACGCTCCTACTTCCTCTACATTATCGCTCAATGAAATTGATTTCGCAACCGTCACACCATCTTTCGTGCTTTGAGGATAACCTTGATTAGCAATTACCACATTACGTCCATTAGGACCTAAAGTTGATACTACGGCATCTGCCAATTTATCAATCCCATTTACAAGTTGTTGTCTTGCTTCAGGGCCAAATTCAATAACTTTACTCATTTTCTTTTTTAATTTTAGCTAAAACTTCATTTTCTTTCCCAATCCAGTACTCTTGACCTTCATATTCGAATTTAGTAAATCCCATAGTAGGCAATACTACAATATCTCCTATTTTAATTTGGGTTTCTACAAAACCTACTCCAGCATAATTTGTCCCAGGGCCAACTGCTACTACTTCTCCGGTTTTATTAGTTTCATTTCCTAGATCAGGAACTACAATATTACCATACTTTGTTTCTTCTACCTCAACAGGTTTTACAATAATGGCATTATAAACTGCTTCTAAACTCATAACTTAATTATATTTTTTATTTCTTCTAATTTTTGTTCAAATGACTTTACATATTCCTTTACTGAGTTATAACTCTTAGAATTAGAGCTATCGCGAGCAATAGCTTTTAAACAATTTCCTAAAGAAGTATAATGTCCAATGGTGTTTTGATATTCATTCCCCTTTTCTGAAAATGTAGATTTTTGGGCGATATAACAATATTCATCTAGTTGGATATAATACGGTTCTAGGACCGGATCTGTAATAAAATTTAGTGTTTTTGATTCTTTTGGCATTATAACTTATTTAGTGTTCACGGTAAATATACGAAAGAAACCCTAGAGCTCCAAATTATAACTTACTTAATTTTCAAAACCTTTGGTTTTGCTTCTTCAGCAAATGGGATACGAATTGCTAGCAATCCATTTTCCATCATTGCTTCTGCTTTAGATAAATTAAATTTAGAAGCAATTTTATAACCTAAATTGAATGAACGTTTAGCTACACCTCTATGAATGTAATTACGTCCTTGAGCTTCAGCATCAGCCGCTTCAGCATCTTTACTATATGAAATTTTAAGAATATCCCCTTCAAGATTTAATTCAACATCTTCTTTAGATAAACCAGTACAAGCAACTTCAAAATGAAGTCCTTTATCGGTTTCAAAAATGTCTACAGGGTGGGAATGTTTGGCTTCAATAGCCGGTTGAAAATTCAAATCAGACTTAAAAAAGTCTTTGAATAATAGATCAAATGGTGAGAGTTGTCTCTCAAAAAATAGTGTACTCATATCACTTTAAATTTATGCTGTCATTAAGATCAGCGGGTTAATAAAAAAAATTAATGCCCTAGGGTCATTCTTTCGTATATTAATACATATATTAAACATCTGCTTTTCGTACAATATAATAAAAACTTTCCCAATCCTCACCGGTAAATTCTAATTTCATCAATCCTTGGGAGTTTATTTTTAATAAAGCAGATTCAGCATCTTTATTATTATTTAAAATATTTTTAATTAGAGCTGAGTTAAATGGGATTTTAGTTCCATAGGAAACATTATCTAAAGTAGAATTAGGGATTTGATAATCAATTTTATTTGTATGGTTAGAAACGTCTCCAAACGACATTACTAAAACATCTTCATTGTCTAAATTCTTATCAATTTTAACAATTACATTATCGCTCTCAAGTGCGTTATGTGCTCTAATAATTGCTGTAATTTCTTCACTTTCTAACTTGCCTTGAATTTCATAATTACTGGGGTCAGTTACTTCTCCAATTTCTTGGATCATTAAGAGATCTGTAAGAGAAAAATTAAGAGTATAGTTTAAATCTGAAATAATAAGTTTAGTGTAGATTGATTGTTGTTTTTCTAATTCTAGAACAACTTCTCCACTAGTAATTCCCAATAACTTATTGAGTTTAGAAGTATCATATACAGCAATTTCACTGTCTTCTAGCGGGAAATTCGTGTGTTTAATGCATCCAATCATATCTTTATTGGGTGATTGGAAATCAATTTCTAACGTGTTATTTTCGGTAGTCCATTTTACAGACTCAACTAAACCATTTAGGTAATATTTGCCAATTACAGATTGAAGAGTAATCTTATTTATCATAATTAAAAATTAAAAAATAAATTTCGGTAGGGGTTTAAATTTAGATCCCAACCTAAATCATTATAAAAACCAGTTAACTTACTTTCTAGAATAGTTTCAAATGACTTATTCTTATCAGCAAATTCTTCTAATAATTTACGAACTTTTTCGGGCATATCAAAGTCCAAAAACCCTAAAGCATCAATTTTATAAGGATTATCTTTTAGGTAAATCCATTTAATTTTATCACCTTGGGTGATTTTAGAATGTTGTTTATCTAATTTCCAAAAAGTAAGTAAATCATTATATTTGATAGCTGCTTTTACAGGAGCAGGAGCACCTTGAGCTATAACTGAAAACATTTCTCCGGGTCTGGGAGGTGAAGCTGTGTATTTATCTAGTGTTTTTACACGAGTTGGATTACCTAATAAAGTAATATCCATATTAGGAGCTAATACTTTAGCTCTAAAGGCTTGTAGTAAATCATCAATTTCTTTTTGTTGGGACCCTTTAATTACTCTTTGAAGCACGTCTTTAAAGAAATCACTAAATATCTTAGGGAAATTAGCTTTCATAAATTCTAACCCTTTGATATCCAAATCATCTGTTGATACACCTTCTTTTTTAGTAATCCATTGAGCGTATCTACGAGTAGCTCTAAAATAACCTGAACGAATCATACATTCAGTTTTCATTTCAAATCTATGATCTTTTATATTAAAGGCTTCTCTAGCTAGAGTATCATAATAACCTGTAATTAGGTCTTGATATTTTAAAGCAATTTTTTCTAGAGCCTCATCCCGTTCTTCCTCAGACATTGAATCAAAGTTAGGATGTAATTTCCTAAGCATTGGTTCTGCGTTGTAATAATTAGAATCTGTGTCTACATAAACACAATAATTCTCATCTTCTTTATCACAGATAAACCAGGGTGTGGTCTCTAGTTGTTTCATTCTTCCTCTTCGTTGTTATATAAGGTAGCTTCAATTTCTCCTTTACTATTGTAAATTACATCAGGGGTTGAGATTGTAAATTTACGTCCATCAACTGAGAATTTCCCGCCTTGTTTGAGCATTTTTCTAAAAAACATTTCTTGTTTTTCATCCCAATTTTCACTTAAGGAAATAATTTCATCTTTAGAAAGTAATTCACCTTCACATTTAACTACTACTCCTTTTCTTAATGTTTGTTTACTTAGCATAATTTAATTTTATTATTCATTACTTGATTCATATGTTTATTAGCAAAAAGTGCTGATTCTTGGATAATACGTTGTCCTGTTAGGGTAATACTTTCACTTAGAATTACATTGCCATATCTAAAACTACCAAGAGCAGTAGCACCATACAAGCTGTTTAGCAAAATTTTCATTGTATGTTGTTTTAGGTGCATTAATTCTCCTAGTTCTTTATCACCACCTTTATAGGCAGTTTTCATTTCATTTTTATATTTGACTCGTTCCTCAAACCATTTAGCAAGTATAGTTTTTAGTACTGAATCAAAATCAGTTCTATACATTACTCCATTTGCTGAAATTGCTAGGTTTTCGGATTCGATTAAATCAATTAAATCTTTAACTTTAATATTGGTATTTTTTCTATTTGAATTTTGAATCAATAAAGTTGAATCTTGATCCATTGTTTTTAAATCATTTAAAGCATATCTACAATTAAAGATTTCTTTGTTTTCAACTATAACTTTCTCATCAGGCATAATTACTCTACCTACTAAAGTTTCTTTACCAATGTTTAAAGACATAATGATTGAAGGATATAGTGAAGTTAAATCCTCATCAAACATATATTTGAAAATACCTGCTGTGGGACAAAATAAGTAACCACCGGCATAATTTTTCTTTGTAATAGGATTTCTATCACGAGCAGGTGGAATAATATCTTTACTTAGAAGATAAGCTGAAATGGCACCATCATGGACCATACTATTTTTATAGACGTCTTGGTAATTAATTTTACCTTTATGAGCTAGGTTTTTTGCTAAAGATAGATATTGAAATTTTTCATCTAATGCTTTTAAAATCTCAACGTCTCGAAAATTATATTGAATGAAGGTGTGGATATCATCTTCAAATAATCTATCAAGATTTCCATCATATTCAATCTTATTAAGATTACAATATTTTTCCCCTAAAGCATCTAATTTAAAAGATGGTTCATCTCTAAAACTAAACTTTTGGTGTAATTTCATATAATCAAGAGATTGAACTCCTGCTATATTTAACCAACCATCCCTATTCCATTGAGAAGTATCTTGAACTACCCTAATTGGAGATAATCTATAGGCATCCTTTTTAGTAAGAACATTTTGTATTCTGTAAAATAGATAAGGAATATCAAAATAATCACTATTATAACCTACTAGAATATCAGGTGAAATCTCTTCCATTCTATCCAAAAATTTAGATAATAATTCCTTTTCAGTAGCAACTGGGATTATTTCTTTATTTCTAGCTTTAGTTCTATTTAGTTGTCCTTTTTTATCTAAAATTAGAATAGCCCATTGATCTGCTTGTTTATCCCACCAAGCAATTGAGGTAACAGGTTTAGGAGCACTTTTAATATACTCTTCAGTAAGAGCTCCTCCCATTTCAATCTCAATATCAAAAAATACTTCACGATGAGTAGTAGAAGGTTCATCATCATTACCATACAAATCAATAAGAAACCTTTGATAAGGCCTCATATCGTGAAAATGTAATGAAGGATCTTCTCTATTCCATTTAGTAGTTTTAGATAATTTTTCTCCTTTTAGACCAGTATACTTCCCATTTGAGTCTTCTCTATAGGCTGGGTATTCCCAATCTAAAGTTTTATATCCTGAATCGGTCCAAAGGTGAGCAGTATACCCACCTTCTTTTTTTCTTGTGACATGACAAGATTTATACTTCATTAAAAGAATTGTTTTAGATCAGGTCTAAAGTAATTGATATTCTTCATAACTTTATAATCTCTCGTTCTATAAACAATAAACTTATCACCAACCTTTGAATAATGACACTCTTCACCTTGCTCAACTGATCGTTTTTCAACTGTTTTTTGAGCTTCCTCCTCAGTTTGGCAAGCCTTTGATAAATTTGATGCTTGGACTTCTTGGTATGCTTTCCAAACTTTATCTTTAAGACCATGTAGCATAGCACCGTTCCCAAGGGAAACATAAGTAATATCACACAAAGCATCAAGAACCTCAACGATATCCCCATTTTCACACGCTTGCTTATATTCTTCAAGTTCCTCAAGAATGAAATTATAGACAAACATCCATTCATCTTTGTTTTCTGGAATTGTAGGTTCATAATTGTTTGGCTTATTCATTAAAGCATTGAATTCTTCTACCTCACTTACAAATGGTACATATTCCTTTTCAAACTTAGAAGCAATTTTTTCAGCCATAATATTTGCCCATTCACTATCGGGAATAATACTAAGTTGGTCTCTATCTCTTAATGATTGAAGAATACCTAAGCCTTTAATCAATTCAAGCGCAATTTCGTCTTTAAAATTATTCATAATTTTTAAATTTGATGTCCTCCATTATTAATTTTTAAACTGTCAAAAAATTCTTTACGTGCTTGATTTGTATCATCTCTAAAAGCACCTGATGCTTTAGTAGTAACCATAGCAGCACCTTGATGTTTAACACCTCTACAAGATACACAAGAATGACTAGCAACCACAGTTACAATTACACCTAAATTACCTTCAGTAATTTTATCTACTGCATTGTGGATTGCTGAGGTTAATTGCTCTTGGATAGCACCTCTACGACCAAACAATTCTACAATTCGATTTAATTTAGACAAACCAATTACTTGTCCGTGTTCACCTGAAATGTAGCCAATATGAACTACACCTCCAATTGTTTGGTGATGGTGTGAACACATTGAAGTAAGAGGGATATTACGTTCAATAATTACACCATCATAACCATCTGAGGGAAATGAGGTAATTGGGGACATTGCTGTATAACGACCTTCCCAAAGATCATTTACATATGCTTTAGCTACTCGACGAGGTGTTTCCATTGAATTTGGATCGTTTCTCCAATCACATTTTAAAGCATCTAAAAATTGACCAAAAGCAATCTCTGCTTTATCAATCATATCAGCTTTTTCATCATTTGAAAGGGGAAAACCAGGTGCAACTCCATTTGCAAATCCTTCTCGTACAACCTCTAGTTCCTCGTGAACTTTTCTACGTTTGTTTTCCATATTTTATAACTAATTTTGTGTAAATATAAAAATTATACTTAAAGAGCCCAAATTGAAGATAAGTTTCTCATATTTCCTTTTTCATTATCTAAACCATATCCTACAATCCACTCTTTATCAATCGTAAAAGCATGATATGATTTCTGTTCAGGAGGAGGACTGTTTTTTCTTGCTACTAGAGTTACAATTGAAATAGAGGATGGTTTTTTTACTTCTAGATATTCAATAACTGCTTTCATTGTATTTCCTGTATCATAGATATCATCTATAATGTAGACGTGTTTACCCTTAATTGGGGTTTCAAGGTCTTTGGATATTACTATATCACCTTGTTTGCGGTTAATATACGATTTAACGCGCATAAAATCGCATTCCATGTCAATCGGTGTAGCGCGTACTAAATCGCTGTAAAACGCGAAACATCCGTTAAGTAACCCAACCATTACAACAGGTGTCTTATCACCTTTATGTTGATCAGCAATTTGTTTACCTACAATTTTCGTTTGAAAATCTATATCTTTGGCACTAATTAATT